ACACCCCCCAACCCCCCTTATACCCCCCTCGAAATAATATATTTATTTACAATATATTTATTTATATTATGTATATTTATATTATGTATAAGATGTCTTATATCTTATATCTTATGTCTTATGTCTTATGTCTTATATAAGATTATAGGTTGTTATGATGAACCAACACCCATATAACACTATACACGCACATATTATATAAGAATGTATAATGTTTATGCGGTATACAGACCTGTATAGTTTCACCTGCTACCACCTTTTACCCTCATCATATATATGTGACCAAAATTGTCACAATATGACGTATATTGTCACAATGTGACCATAATTGTCACCTCCAAGCAATATTCATGCCAACACTAAGTCATTGTTTTATATAGCATTGTTATGTTGGCACACCCTTTGCTTATATTATTCCATCATGGTTGCTATGGCATCCAAAGGTGTGTTACCCGTTCTTTAATAGTCTGTTTACAAGTGTTATAAACATTTGTTCTTGTTCGTGCGTATAGCCTTGGCTGGTTTCCACCCTTCGTTGGTTGGTAAACCTCCCTTGGCTTTGACACTCTAATAGTGTGCGGTAAACGAAAGTAAATGATAATAAGAATCATTCTCATTTAGCAAGGTATGACTTTAAACTCATAAAACATCTTCTTTAAAAATTCAATACATTGCGGTTAGGCCGCCTATATAGAACCGCTGAGCATGGTGCGGAAGACAATCTATTTATACATGTAGCGCATGAAAATTAAATTATTCTGAATGTAGATTGCCTTTGTAGTCTACATTCCGGCTTAATTTTGAGCCACTTTTTTTCAAGAGGTAAACATCATGCAAATTATTACAGATACACAAGGTAAGAAAAACATCGGAACAATTAAATTATCAGGTATAAAAAGGGATGCCTTAATTCACGTAACTGGTGTTTGGGCTATTAGCCAAGTAGTGAACCATGGAAATACAAAGCCGTTGAATCAATTAGTCAGTGCCTTAAGTAAGAGTGATAGGCGCGAGGCTTTCGTTGTTTGGGTTCGTGACCATTGCCAAATAGTGGAACTTAAAACAAAGGTGCTTGAGTACCGGAAAGACCGTAAAATATATGGGTATGAAGGTGAAGCTATTACACCTCAGCAAGCCTTAGAGAAGGCAGAAAAAACCCCATTTTACGACTACACGAAAGAATCAAAACCTGCATCCTCCTATGATGTTTTAACGCGGTTAGCAAATTTAGTCAAGACGGCTAACAATTTTCAAGGGGAGGTTAAGCATAAAGACCTATTGAACACTTTAGCCATAGTAATTGAAGCTACACTTGCGGGGGATACAATAGAAGTATCCGAATCACACTTAAAACTTGCTGCATAATAGAAGAAGGGGGAATAACCCCCTCTTTTTTTTTGTCCTTTTTTTTTAAAGGACGGTCATTATTATTTGAGGAGACAGGGCATGAATTTTGAAAATGTTTTTCTATTAACAAGTGGAATTGCTATTCTACTTGCTATTTTTTCCTTATCTTCTATTGTCTTTTTACTCATATCGCTTGTGGAAGAGTGGAAGGCAAAGAAGAATCACAAGAGAATAATGGATAGAGTAAGAAAAGGGTAATTTTGCCCTAAAATTGAGTGAGGTGTATTATGTTTTACGCTATGGTATTTATTAAAAATGAATATGGATTTTTTACTGTTAGAACCTTGAGAAAGCCACCATATAAAACCATTAACGCCGCTAAGAAAGCTATACAAAAAAAGAGGCAAGAGGGCTATATTAAAGAGTATAATAACCCTATTCCAGTATGGAATAATGTTTATAAGGCAAGTTGAGTAATCCATTATGGAAAAAGCCTACCATTTTTTTAAACAATCGAGGGATAAGTCTATTAGTTTTAATCTGGTTTATTATCCTTATTTTTTAAACTCCACGCTTTTAAGTGTTGCTATATGGCAATGCTTACAGCATGACTTCATTTTTAATACAGAAGGGTTCGGGTATTAACATGTTATATATGGTTATAGATAAAGGCAGCCTAATAGGAGAAGAAGTAACATTAGCTTATTTTACCTCTTATGATGAGGCAGTTAAATATGTAAGTGACTTAGAGTATTTTTCTGAAGGGAGTAATGGATTTTTAATTCAGGAGGTTGGTCATGAATAAAGACGAAATGAGCCACATTAAAGTGGTAAAAGCAGGCACACACGGATTTTATGATGTGTTCTTCAATGATGGATGGAAAGAACACACTAGAGTTAGAGTGGTCAAGGGGAGAGTTGTAGTAATTTCTGAGAAATGGAAAAAACACACCCCCGAAATAGAGGGATTGATTAAAAAAGGACTAACTAAAATGGTAAATCAGGAGAAATGAGATGAAATTATATGAAGTAACTCTAAAGCAGTTAAGACAGAATAAGGCTTGTGTATGAAGCAACACAAGAAGAACTAGCTACTGCTGCGAGGGCTACTGCGAGTGCTACGAGGGCTACTCAAAAACAAATGTTTATTAAAATGTGCAATGGTGAAGCACCATGGCAGGAGGAGGCTTATTCATGACTAACAAGTATATATCACTAGGAGAAACAAAATGACTGTAATTGAACCATTTTTATATTTACAAGGTGGGACAGATGTATCCCCGGCTCTATATGGAGAGACGAGGCATCTAAAGACTCAAGTAAGTGATACTGAGAGGGATATTAAAGAGGTTGGAGACTACCTTAGAGCCGTAAAGGACGGTCACCCAATTATTGGAGTATGTAGAGGGGCACAACTTCTATGTGTCTTAAATGGAGGCTCTTTATACCAACATACTAGGAGTCACAATGAGAGCCACCCTATCCACACTAGACTTGGAATTTTTAATAATGTAGCGGCAGGGCATCATCAGGTTATGAACCCAAAGGGAAACTACATAGTATATGGATGGGATGGGGAGAGGGAAACAGAGGTAATATCCTCATCTGGCTCTACAGAGGTAATCTTAGTAGGAGCTCCAGAGATTATATGGTATCCTAACACTAGGAGTTTAGCTATTCAACCACACCCAGAGTGGATGAGTGAGGATAATCTATTTAATGTCTGGTTAGATGGGTTAATTTTTGAGCTTACAGGCTTAAAAGATGTCATAGGAACACTTTATTAACTATTATTTATAAGGAATTAAAATGTTATTATCTATAGGAACAGATGTAGAGTTATTTGCCAAGGATAATCAAGGGAAGCATAAGAGCCTATGTGGACTTATTGGTGGTACAAAAGGAAGTCCCCGACAGCTTGACAACCTCTCTCCTGGATTTTGTGTACAAGAGGATAATGTAGCCCTTGAATATAACATTCCACCCTGTATCAATAAGAGACAGTGGATAGAAGCAAATAAGATTATGCTAGAAGAGTCTGGAAGTATATTGTTAGAATATGGCTTTTCTATAAGTGAGGAGGCTAGTGTATCCTTTGCCAAGGAGGAATTGATGCATCCAAATGCTTTACTTTTCGGGTGTGAACCTGACTATAATGTTTGGAAACTACTGGAAAACCCCAAACCAATCTGTAAGGATAAGACATTAAGAACGGCAGGAGGTCATATACATGTTGGAACTAATAAAGATGTTGTGGACTCTGTAAAACTCATGGACTTATTTCTAGGAGTCCCATCAATCCTTTTAGATGATACACCATCTTCCATGAAAAGGCGGGAACTTTACGGAAAAGCAGGTGCTCTGAGACCAAAATCATACGGGTTTGAGTATAGAACTCTAAGTAATTTTTGGATATTTAATGATAAACTCCTCTCATGGGTATATGAGCAAACGGCCCTCGCTATGAAAATGAGTACTAAAATTTCTGTAAGAGAAGGGAAATACATAGAAAAAACTATTAACACTGGAGATAAAGATGCTGCGAGAGATATTATCAATACTTATGGAATTACCTTACCCATATTGTTTTGATGAGGCAAAAAAGAAGTTAGAAAAAACATGGTGTATAATAAATGGAGACCTCTATTATATAGTATCCTTTGAGGGGGCTTTGGATGATAAAGACTCCATCTTGCACGTAGAAACTATAAACAATGAGGGTAAACACAAGACTCTGACAAATATAATATCCTTTTCTTTCTTTTTACCTAAAGCTGGTGTGTATAAATATGAGGAGGACGTGTTCATTTTAGAGAAGAATCCTTTTAAGCAGTGGAGGAAAAGCTATAATGACTCATCCTATTCTATCTACACTCTTACACAACTTCATGCAACAAGTTCTGATGTGTATAAAATCTTCAAGGGGAGTAGACTACCGAGGGGTATATGGAGAGAAGGTAATAGAATAAGAATGTACACAGATGTTATAGGTTACTTTAGGGAGGATGGCACAATAGAAGTAAAAAATTCTCTATTTGACCAAGAGATATATGAATTTTGTAAGGAAAAAGATAATGAAGCAGGGTACATTAAAGAAAGTAGTGGGTTATCCTAGGATAAAAGTGTTACGTGGTTTCCCTTCTAGTACACCAATAGTTGATGATAAGTGCTTGCTAGGAATTGAGATAGAGTTAGAGGGGGTTAATAAAGGTTATATTCCAAATACGTGGAAAATAGCAGAGGATGGCTCTCTCAAGGATAAAGGAGCTGAGTTTATATCCATACCTATACCTCTTGGTATACTGGAGGTAGAGTTACAGCGTCTAATAAGTGGTATAAAAGAATATAAAATTACTAAACGATGTAGTGTTCATGTCCATTTAAATGTGCAAGACTTAACAGAAGAGGAACTATATAAACTTATTATTCTTTACATTATTTTTGAGAAGAGTCTTTTTAAAATATCAGGGGAGCGGGAAGATAATAACTTTTGTATACCCCTTTATTCCTTTCCTAATATAGTCTCAAGGTATATTTATAAAGAGGCAGGAGGCAAGAAGTGGTATAAATATAGTGCTTTGAATCTCTCAACTATATTAGGAGATGAGAATGAGGGGTGTTCCAAGTATGGTACGGTAGAATTTAGGCATCATAAAGGGTGCTTAGATAGGAAAAAGATAATGCAATGGTGTAATGTGATAGTATCACTGAAGAAGGCATCTATAGATATTCCAATGAGTGAAGTGGAGAGCCTCCTGTTACACATGAATACCACTTCTACTTATATAAACTTAACAGAGAGGGTATTTACTATGTGGCGTGGATGTATATTAGAGTGTAAGACTTTTAAAGAAGATGTAGAGTCTGGTATCACTTTGGCAAAGGGTCTCTTTATGAGCCCTAAAACTAGAACTATTAAACCATTTAGTAGTTTTAAAAAGGAGGTATAGTATGTGTGGATTAGTTGGTATAATTACTAAGAAGAAGGTTGGGTTTTATTTAAATGAGGTAAAGGTTTTTAATGAGTTGTTACAAGTTGGAGCAGTACGAGGAGAGGATGGTACTGGTATTTTCTATGATAATGAGGAAGGACGGTCACTCATTTTAAAAAGACACACTCCATCCC